ATAAGTAATCAGCTGAAAGGAAAGCGGACGGTATCACTTGAACAAGCAGAACAGTTAATTGATAGCTACAACGAACCAGAAAGCACTTACTTGTTTGCACATGAATTCAGCAACGGAATGATACCACCGCTTTTTGACGGTTTAGACAACCATCACGCTTCCTTAACTAACAGATTTGAACTAGAAGTTGAAGAAGCCGTAAATGCGTTAAAAAACGGCATAGAGACAATGACATTCAATTTGAGAAAAGGCGATATGTTACAGCGAGAAGCAGCTAAACAAGCTATTTCAGAAATAACAGATGTAATCGCAACAGCTTTAACTCTAAATACAAGTATAGCAAGAACATTCAATATAGATTTACAACAAGTTTTAAGTAAACGTGATCAATATTATAAAAAGTTAGGAGTGGTTAAAAATGACGTTTAATGCAATAACAGCGCCGGAATTATTAGAAAAAATGAAGCAACAAGGTATTGAAATTAGTCGTTCTAAGCTCTACAAAATGGTTAAACAAGATGAAATTCCATACACGAAAATTGGTTCTAATCTATTTTTTGTAGAAGACCAAATTGAAGAGTGGGTAAGAAATGGCGGGACAGCTAGTCAGGCGGTAAGAGCTTGAAAGTGTTGTTCAGCATCTTAGTAATAATAGCAGCGGCGTTAGCGTTAATAAATTTATGTAATTTGATTTTAATTCTAATTTTAGTATAGGAGGGCTACAACAATGACAGAAAGAGTTTTTCGGAAACAAACGATTTTCGGTAATAGTGAGATTTTTATAGACGACAGAACGAAAATGATCGCTAATCCAGCTTTCCGGCAAAAAATCCCGCTTATTGAAACAGGTTGCGAGAAAATGGCGGACTATATCGAAGAGTTAAAACTAAAGGGCTATGAGGAGGTCACAAGATAATGGATGTTTTTGCAGTAATGATTTTCGTGTCGTTTATGTCGCTAATTGCAGGATATTGGCTGAAAGGAAGTGGTAAACGTGGTTGAGAATCCGATGGTTGTTGATGGTCTTTGGGACGATGATTTTAGACATTAAAAAAGCACGCATAGCAGTGCGCGCTTTAAGGATTTGAGATATTACCTTAACAGAATTATACCTCGAATCTATTAAAAAATCAATGGAGGTAACATATATGAAAATCGTATTTAAACAACTTACTTTAGAAAATTTCAAGAATCATAAAAATTTAGTAGTGGACTATGAACAAGTAACACAAATTAGTGGCAAAAATGGTTTCGGTAAAACAAGCATCGGCGAAGCAGTAACATGGCTACTCTATGGTACGGATTTGTTAGGAACAAAGATTGAGCCACAACCGCTCGGAACAGAAGAAGAAGTGCATGTTTCGCTATTAATTAACGCAGATGGAAAAGATTTGTTACTAACTAAAAAGCAAAAGAAAACGGCTAAATATGCAATTAATGAAGTTCCTCGAAAAGCAACTGAATTCGCTGATATGATTGACTCTTTATTTGAAAAAAATCTATTTTACTCACTATATAGTCCCGGTTATTTCTTTTCTCAACATTGGCAGACACAGCGAGAGCAATTACTTTCTTATGTGACCGAACCAGGTGAAAAAGAAGTTTTAGAAGAAATGAACGAGATTGATAGAACACTTCTTTCTACAGAGCTTAATAAGCATCTTTTAGACGATTTAGAAGCAGTGAATAGAGAAACATTCAAAAACTCTGATAAACAGTATGAGCGTGCTTCTGAACGAGTATTGACACTTAAAGAACAACTGTCAAATGCTAGCGAAGTAAACATGGATATCAAAGAGATTACAGAGCAAAAGGATGCTTTAATCGCAGAAAGAACTGCAATTGAATTAAAAGAAGATAAAAATGTGCAATTACGAAATGATTATGCAGATGCAGAACAAAAAATAAATGCGCTAAAAGAAAGGATTCTTAGAAAAAGAGAAGAAGCATTAAATGTTCGAGAACAAAAAATAGAAGAAAACTGTGAATATTGTGGACAAACTTTACAAGGTGATTCCATCGAACATGCAATTCAATATCGAAAAGAACATTATAACAGACTTGTAACAGCAGGAAAAATAATGGTTGAAGAATTAGAAGCATCAAAAGCGCGTTTAGCTAAACTAGAAAATCCAGAAAAAAACTTTGATCGTGTTAAATATAAAGAAATTGACGAAAAAATACTAGAATTGAGTGGTTATATTCAATCAGTCGGTCAAACTGAAAAGTTACACAAACAAATTGCTGATGCAGAACTTGAACAACAGCGCATTAGAAAACAACGCAATAAATCACAATCAATTGTTGAGGCTATAAAACGATTTAAAGCTAAAAGAAGTGATTTGATGGTTGGAAAAGTGAATGGATTGTTCGAAAACATCACGATTAAGTTATATGAAGTGCTAAAAAATGGTACAGAAAAGCCAACATTCGAAGTGGAGTGGCAACAAAAGCCTTATAGCAAATTATCTACTGCTGAAAAAATTATCGCAGGCATCGAGTTTGCGAATGCTTTAAGCCTAAAAGCTGAAACAATTATTCCTCTTTTTGCAGATAATGCAGAATCTGTTATCGAATTACCAAAACCAACAGGACAATTAATTACAGCAACTGTTAAGAAAACAAAATTCACGGTAAAAGGAGTTTCTGAAAATGAATAATGAATTAATTGACGCACAGAATAGTTATGAGGTAGCTAATTTTGATGAAGAAAAATTAAGAACAATGCAACAAACTATTGCTAAAAACTCAACACCGCAAGAGTTCGAACTATTTGTTCAAGTATGTAAAAACAGCGGGTTAAATCCGTTTTTGAATCATGTCTATTTCATCAAATATGGTAATCAAATGAATATACAGATTTCGGTAGAAGGCGTGGAGTATCTTGCAAGACGTTCAGAAGGATACAGAGGCATTGATGTTCAATTAGTGCATGAGAAAGACGAAATTAGATTCGGAAGAAATGAACAAGGTGTAATGACTGTAACGAAACATGAATTTGGCTTTCCTCGCGGTAAAGTTACAGGCGGTTACGCAATTGCTCGTAAAGAGAATTTTCCGGATTTTGTAGTTGTGATGGATGTAGAGGAAGTCGAACACATGAAGAATGGTACTAATAAAAATATGTGGTCCAAATATTTTAACGATATGTTCAAAAAACATTTAATTAAACGCGCTGCAAAAACACAATTTGGAATTGAAATTGGAGAAGATGAAATGCTTCCAAGCAACGGAATTGAAAACGAGCAAGAATACAATCCGGGTCAACGCAAGGATATTACGCCAGCACAAAAAACAATAGAAACAGACGAAGAAAACACTGTGACAGAAGAAGACGCGAAAGCAACACAATGGGAAATAATCAAAGAAAAACTAGAAACTTACAACTTAAAAAGAACTTATTTAAGTGATCTAATTGATTCCAAATTTAACGTCAAACCAGACGAGCTAAGCGCACAGAATTTAGTTGCTCTTACGAAGATAATTGACTTGGAACAAAAAGATTTAAGTAAAGGCGTTCAACCGCAAGAAGCAGATTTATTTGATTTAGAGTTACAGGAATAGAAGTGTAAAAACAAGTTAATTAGTAGGAGGCAATTTTATGTCACATGGGTGGGTTAAATTGCATAGAGATTTGAAAGAAAAACCAATATGGAGAAGCTCCACACCCGAGCAAAAAACCATCCTTGTGACTTTGTTAATGATGGCAAATCACAAGGAAAACGAGTGGGAGTGGATGGGGAAACCTTTCAAAGCAAAACCAGGTGAATTCGTCACAAGTATTAAGTCAATTACAGCGGAGTGTGGCAAAGGTATCTCTTCGCAAAATGTCAGGACGGCGCTAAAAAGATTTGAAAATTACGGATTTCTAACAAAGAAATCAACAAAGGTAAACACCCTTATAAACATAGTGAACTGGGGCGTTTATCAAGAGTCAGAAAATAAACCTAACACACTTGCTAACAATCAGCTAACAAACGACTCACAAACAGCTAACAAACAGCTAACAACTAACAAGAATGTAAGAACTAAAGAATGTAAGAATAACAACAACAACAGCGATTTAAATTTCAAGGATTTTTGGGAACAAAACGGATTCGGAATGATGCTTCCAGTTGAACTAGAAAAACTGCTTGCTTGGGTAGATGATTTTGCAGGTAATCGAGAAATTGTCATGAAGGCTTTAGAAGTTACATCAGAACAAGGAGCAAACAAACGAAATTACGCTTACGTTAATAAAATTCTCAAGAACTGGGAAAGCAGAGGATTTAAAACAATAGTTGATGTTGATGCAGTGGAAAAACAACGACAGATAGAGCTAGAGCAAAGATATAACAAGCCGTTCAACAAATACAACAAGCCAGTTAAACAAGAAATATTGCCAGAGTGGTTCGACAAAGACCAGCAAGAAGCGCCTAAAAAGCCAGAGATGTCGGAAGAAGAAAAAGAAGCGATGGAAAGGCAAGTGGCGGAAATTAAAGCACAGTTAGCGGCTAGGAAGGAGTAAAAAATGGCAGTTAGTTATCAAGCTACAATCAAAAACCCGTTTGATTCATTAGAAGGAATTCGAATTGCTAGACAAAGTATAGTATCAAGACTCGAAAATCTCAATGTAGAAGACAGCTCAGATAGTATTGCAATAGATTATTATGAGCAAGAATTATTTGCGCTTGACATGTTCGCGGGAGATTTTGTGTTTAAGCATTAAGAGTTGATTAGAAAGGATGTTTCTCTTGGGAAAATATTACTGGCACGTGTCAAGGCTTGGCGGAAAGCCGTCGGAAATTCGACACTATAATCACATTACAAAAATGTATAGATTTATTTTGCGAAATCCGGCAATGTTCAAAGACAAAACTTTAACGATTTATGATGACGCAAAACCAGTTACAAACATGAAATTTAACGAAATTAGGTATAGAGCTAGTCTGAATTTATGCGAGACGGTAGAACGAAAGTATGTGCTAGGACTTACTGAGCGGCTTACGAAGGAACAGAAGGGTGTGCAATCAAGATGAATAACATTGAAATAACTTTAACGAAAAAAGAAGCAGATTACGTCAAGACAATGCTTCTAAATAACACATACAAAATTCAAGCTATATGTAAAAAAAGAGAAGAAATGAAAGAGTTTTTTCGTGAAAATACAGTATTGAACGGAAACATATCTCGTAAAATTACCAATGCTCTTAAAGTTAGCATGGTGAGGGAGGAACAAGCATGAATTTCAAAGTAGGAGATAAAGTGCAATTTATAGAAAATAATGAACTTATCATTGGCACAATAAAACGTGTTAACAACGATGTTGGTTTGGTAGACCTGAAAGTTTCAGATTTAAGTTGGTTTTTCCGGAAATTAGAGGATGTCGTTAAGGTAAAAGAGCCGGAATTGATAGCCGTTCCTCGGTTTGCCGCGGATTGGATAAATCACTGCAAACAAAGAGAATACGATTTATCTTGTTTGTTAGACTACGAAGATTCTGATATGTCTGCTGAAATGAATGACTGGTTGAGTTCAGAAGATAGCAACCAAGAGCTTTTAGTGCGAGCTTGGCTAGGTGGTTACGAAGTCGAGAAAGAACCGCTTTATTGGGTGAGATTGCCGTTTGCGTCTCGATCTACTGATTTCGAAAAAGAAACAACTTACACATATATTATCGTAAATATAACTACTGACGAAATGCAGCCATCAATATCGAACCGCAACTATGGATCATGGAAAGCAGAATTGACAGAAGCACAAATAAAAGGTATGCCCGGAGGCGACTTATATTGGCAGTTTGCTGTTCTTGTTAGAGATTTGGAGGGCGAGGACAATGAGTAAAAACTTGTATGCAATCAAGCGAGATGGCTTTTACAAACATTTTCCTCACGGTCAGTATGATGCTTATCTGTCGAAAGACTGTTTATTTGTAAAAAGAGAAACAGCAGAAAATAAATGCACTTTAAATAGTTATGACGAAATAGTAGAAGTCAGTTTAGTAGAAGTGGAGGGTGAAGCATGAGAGAGATTGAGTTTAGAGCGTTTGTAAAAAGAAAAAAGGAAATGTTTCCAGTCACAGATTTGCGATTTAACAGATATGAAAAGGATGCGGTAGGCGTGAGTGGTTGCGGTGACCCATATTGTACGATGTGCGATGACTGGTACAACTTTGATGATGTCGTGCTTATGCAATACACAGGATTAAAAGACAAAAACGGCAAGAAGATTTTTGAAGGGGATATAGTCAATTGTAAGTTTTTTGACAGAATGGTTGGTGATATTGCTGGTGTAATTAATTTTATCGATTGCGTGTGGGCAGTAAGTGATTTCAAGAATAAACGACTATATCAATTGATAGATGTTGATAACATCGAAATTATCGGCAATATACACGAAAATCCGGATTTGTTGGAGGGAACGGAATGAACGATAAAAAAGTAAGATTCTACGTTTCTACTAGTATGCACGGATCACTTGAAACAGAAACATTTCTTTTGAAAGCGGACTTGGATATTGAGTTCGATATATTAACACCTGAACAATTAGAAAAAGAGATTACAGAGGCTTACGACGACTGGTTAGGCAGTAATATTGACTCTGGCTGGTCTATCGAGAAAGAGGTGGCAGAATGAAAAAAGAAGAGTTAGACATCATATTAGAGAATCACTGGAAATGGCTGCGTGATGAAGGTGGCGAGAGAGCGGATTTAACCGGTGCGGATTTAAGACATACAAATTTAACTAATGCAGTTTTAAGCGGTGCGGATTTAAGACATGCAAATTTAACTAATGCAGATTTAAGCGGTGCGGATTTAAGACATGCAAATTTAACTAATGCAGATTTAAGTAATGCAAATTTAACTAATGCAGTTTTAACTTGGGTAAACTGGCAAGACGTCAGAGGCTTAACAGTAGTAGCTGTACAAGTAGATACGACACGTAAAAACAATCAAATAGCGTATATCAAAGAATTACACATCTGGACGACAGGTTGTTTTCAAGGGAAATTGTATAAGCTTAAAGCCTCTATTGAAAAAACGCATGGAGATAATGAAAAGCTTAGAAAGAGATATTACAGAGTGATTGATTTTATTTTGAAAGAGGTGGCGAAATGAACGATAAAAAAACAGATTATAAAGTATATAAAATAACATACAAGCAGCGTTTTATGGGGGAAGTTATTGTTGATTCATATGAAAGAACGGTAAAAGATGATAACGAATTACGGTCTGCAATTAACGCTTTATATGACGACCCACATGTGTTTTCAGTTAGTAGTGAAGAGGTGGCGGAGACGTTGAAGAAGGAGGAAAGCTAATGATACTAAAATGCGTTGAACAATTTGAAATGGCTGAAATTGACGAGAATGGCAATGACATAGGAGAAGCTTTCCGCGTGCAAGAAGGGACGCTTTGGGAAGTTCCTCGTGAAGAATATGAAGCACTTGGCTTTAGAGACTTTATCGAAGAATTAAATGAAGTTGATGAGAACGGAGGATTTAAAGGTCCGTTTATCATGTTCGTTGGAGTAGAAGAGGTAAAAGGGTGCTTTGAGATTTTTGAGGAGGAAGGCAAATGACTAGCACAATAAAAATATCTGAAAAAGATAAAGTGTTCCAAATTGCGACGGTAGCTGGGTGGGTTGAACAGACTGGAATGCAAGTGACTATTGACGAAATAGGCTTTGCAATATGTGTGTTCAATAAGAAAAACAAAGATTTTATACAGGTTACTGAGATTGAAAGTGGCGCTAAAGTACTAAGTATTCCAATCAGTGTGATAGACATTTTTGTGGTGGATAATCGCGACAAAGCAATCGAATATTATAAAGATAGCGTGATTCCTTTGATTCAGAAAAAAATTAAAGCAAACGGATTAGATAAATTTAGAAAAGAAGTTGAAAAAGCAAAAAAATATATGGTTGAAACCCACGGAGAACGACCAGAAATTAAAGATTTTGAGGGGGAACTAAAATGACAAACTATTACAGCATTGAAAAAGGTACAAAAGCATATGAGTATTTAGACAAGACATACAATCAAGATACAAACGCTTTTTTGAATGAAGTTACTGAATTGCTAGGATTTGAAGCAAGAGGACATATAGCTACTAACAGAACGTCTTTAATCATTACTAAAAAAGCGCTTAAAGAGTTTAAGCCAGAGTGGGTGCCGAAGTTCAAAAAATATAAAGGTGAGTTGATGACTCCGAAAACGGCATTCAAGGAGCTAATCAATGCACATGAAGAACTTCGACAAAAATACAACATGGATATGACATTCAGAAACTTTAATATAAATAACGCTTTAGCAGGTAAAACAGAAGTTATCTATGACTTTGATAATTCAGGGTTCGTTTATTTTGAATCTGATCGAAAAATATTAAAAGAGGATTTTAAAGAAATAACAGATGTTGAATATATTAAAAGAAATTTAGAATGTGCAATTTGGAAGAAAGAGATGGAAAACGAATGATGAACCGTGTAGTACTTGTAGGACGATTAACAAAAGACCCTGAATTACGTTACACTCCAGCAGGCGTGGCTGTTGCGACTTTTACTTTAGCTGTAAATCGTACGTTCACTAACCAACAGGGAGAGCGAGAAGCTGACTTTATTAATTGTGTTGTTTGGCGTAAACCAGCAGAAAACGTTGCTAATTTCCTTAAGAAGGGAAGCATGGCAGGTGTTGATGGACGTGTTCAAACTCGTAATTATGAGGATAGCGACGGTAAACGCGTTTTCGTTACAGAAGTAGTTGCTGAATCAGTTCAATTCTTAGACCCTAAAAATAACAACGTAGAAGGCACTACATCGAATAATTATCAAAACAAGGCTAATTATTCAAATAACAATAAAACAAGCTCATATAGAGCGGATACGGGCCAGAATAGTGATTCATTTGCGAATGAAGGTAAGCCGATTGATATTAACGAAGACGATTTGCCGTTTTGAGGGAGAGGGTGAATAAAAATGACAGCAGAAACAGCGCTAGAAAATATTAATAATCTGAGTAAAAGATTAGCGAGCATCAGATTCATGGCTAATGCAATTGCAGAAGTCACAAACTACCAAATTAGCGAAATCGAACAAATGGGGGACGAAGAGATTGAGGCAAAGTATACCGCGTTCGTCATTAATGAGGCGAACGAGTACGCGAAGTAAATATAATGCGAAGAAAGTCGTTATTGACAATATAAAGTTCGATAGCAAAGCAGAAGCAGCATATTATCAGCAATTGAAACTATTAAAAATGACTGGTGAAGTAGTGAGTTTCGATTTACAGCCAGAATTTGTGCTACAAGAAAGCTTTCGGAAAAATGGGAAGCTGTATCGAGCGATTAAATATAAAGCGGATTTTCTCGTTCTTTACAAAGATGGTCACGAGGAATTAATCGACGTCAAAGGCATGTTAACAAAAGAGTTTCGAATCAAGCAAAAACTTTTTGAACTGCGTTATATGCAATCAATTAAGTGCGTGAAATTAAAAGGCAGACAATTCGTGGAGGTGTGATAAATGGCAGTAATGGGGATGACGGAGAATAAAGCAAGACAGCGCAAGATAATTAGTCACTTAGTAAGTGAAAATTTATCATTGAGTAAAAGAAAGGAATTACAAAAAGAGCTAAATAGGTTAATGAAAGAAAACACAGAAGAAAAGCAAAAAACATATTGGTCTAAAACGTTTGATAGGGTTGTTCGTAACAAGAATTGGGAAGAGATTACACTAAATGAATTTATCGAGTTAAGGCATGCAGGACTCAGTGGTTATGCAATTGCTGATCACTTTGGAATTTCAAGAGCAGTAGTCTTTAATTACACACGAAATAACAGAACAGAATACTATCGTCTCTTTGATATGAGGGAGTATCAGAAAAATAAAGAAATGTGGAGTGACAAGTAAAACAAAAGGAGCAGTTAAATGATTGATAAAGTAGCGAAATTTATAGGAGCTGTGACTATATATGCTCTGTGGGTCCTAGTACTGATTTTTGTACTAGGATTAGTGGTTAAAGGGATTTTATGGGCATGGAGTAATATTTTTTAATAATTATAAGGGGGCGACTTTATGGGGCAACTATTCAATCTACCACAAGTTGAAGATATAAACTACATTCAGACAGTCAGAGCAGTAAGAAAGTTCTTTAAAGACTATTTAATGCTGCGTGTGATGGCAGGAAGTCGTAAATTGCCGACAATGACGACAACATACAAATTAACGCCACCGAATTTCAGTAATGAATTTCATTCGAAAGTAGAAGATGCTGCAATTCATAATGTCGATAACGTTCATGCAGCACAAGAAGCAATAAAAAAATATGATGCTATTTTGAATCAGCTTGAGCACATTCATAGAAAGATACTGGTTGAAAAGTATATTTATGACTATCAAGATATTACAATTATGATTGACATACCATACGAGGAGAGGCAGTATAAAAGGGAAAAAAGAAAAGCTGTAATTGAATTAGCAACTACATTAGGCATTGAAGTGTTAAAACAATGAAATGACTGTAAAAAGGAGTTTTGATTTTGGAAGAATTTACTGTAAATGTAATTATAGGCATAGTAACAGTTTTGTTAGCGATTCTAGCTTTAGTAATTGCATACAAAACACTTGAATCAACAGATTTACCTAAACTAAGAATAACTTCATCTAGAGAAAAAATGTCATGGGACAGAACGGAAGACAACAAAATTACAATCGATGTTAGAAATAATGGAAACGAGCCTGTATGTCAATTGTATTTGTTTTTAGTAGTCAAAGGGGATAAATATAAGTACAAAGGTTGGTGTTCGATAAAAGAAAAGCAGTATTTTTTAAGTCAGCCGGTCTATGATCTCAAAGAAAACGATGATAAATCGATTATTATCGAATATAGTTTAGCTCCCAACAAAAGCATAGAATTAGATTATTTTATAATTGTTCAAGATTATAATGGTTCGAAATATAAAATGAATGTCAAAAGAGGTGATAAGCATAATAATCAGTTGAGAGATTGGGGTATTCCGACTAAAAAAATTCATTTTTACAATTTTTATTGGATTATAAAATACAGATGGTTTCAAATGCAGGCAAAGAGGCAAAAAAATACTTATTATGATAAGAGAAATGAGGAGTTAAAAAGAAGATAAATTGAAAATGGCACTTTTCTGGCACTTTTTGAGCAAAAAAAGGTGATAAAATGTTATTAGTGAGAAGTGAAGATGATTACAAAAATAAAATCTTATATTGAGTCTGCGCTCCACTTCTCATATCCTATCTGCACTGAATGTAAAACACGCATGTGGCGTTTAGCTGTACGTTAACAGCACTTATACTCGTGGCGGAAGAGGTAGACGCATCAGTAATGTTCTACAAGAAGTCGTGCGCTCTCGTTATAGACTCTAGCATCTGGCGTGTGTGTAAATAGAAACGGCGCTAGTAAACTATTGACTTCATGCAAGGTGCAAATCCTTGCTGAGTATATAATATCCAGTCTCATGCTGTACGCAGTATGTAGATACCTCAGCCAAATTGGTAAGCACTAAGCATATTAAATGAGGAAACAAAAGACAAGACGAAGACGTTCGTCACCGTAGAAGTCTGCTGGTTTCATAACTACGGATATTAAATAAAAGTTATAGCTCCGATTATTCGGGGCTTTTTTGATATATGAAAATAATAAGGGGTTGATTATATGAGAGACATTATAAAAGCTGGAATAACAGAGGTAAAAGGAAAAGAAGCTGAATTCAAAATAAACATAGCTGGCTCTGAACAAGAACAAAGCTTTGCATTAGCGCAGATTCATTACATGAAAATAGAGCGGTTAGCTATGCTAAATGGTAAGACTTTTGAACAAGCTAAGAGTGATTATTTAGAAGCGCTAAGCATCATTGTAGGAACAATTAAAGATAATAATTAATCAACGAAACAAACACAGAATGCGAGGTGGTGGAAGTGAGTGGCTAGAGCAAGAAATCCAAATAGAGACATAGCAAAGAAAATGTGGCTTGATTCAGATAAGACAATGCCACTTGTGGAAATTGCTAATAAGTTAAATTGTAAACCATCACAGATAAGGAAATGGAAATCAGAGGATAACTGGAGTGATAACGGCAATAGTAACGTTACGAATCAAAAGGAGCGTTACTATTCAATGAAAGGGAACGGGAATGCTAAGAACAATAAAGGCGGCGCCGCTCCTAAAGGGAATCAAAACGCACGTACACACGGACTGTATTCTAAATATCTTCCTGATGATACGATAGATATTATTAGTATGATGGGCCATCAAGAACCAGCTGATTTAATTTGGGGGCAGATACAAATTCAATACGCCGCTATTATCCGAGCACAGAAAATTATGTGGGTAGAAAATTCCGAAGATGAAACTAAAGTTCAAACACAAGCGGGGTTCGGAGATAGTGGTTCTGATAAATATGAGTATCAATTCGCTTGGGATAAACAGGCGAATTTTTTAAATGCACAAAGTCGTGCGATGTCTACGCTGAGTGGGTTAATTAAGCAATTTATTGCCATTGCTGATGAGCAAGATGAACGTAAAGCTAAGCTTAATCAAATTATTGCATCAACAGATAATATACAGGCCCGCACAGCTCTTATTAAAGGCGCTGAAAAAGATACATCATTATTAAACGCATTGATTGATGTTGCGAATGGTGGTGATGGCAGTGGTTCAATTGGCATTCAGTCCGAAACAACAAGAGACGATACGGCAACAAACTAAAAACATAACATTAGAAGTTAATGAGGGGACTCCACGTTCTGGGAAAACCACAGCTGATATTTTTAAAATGGCAAATTTCTACATTAAATCTAGGGATATGAACCATTTAGTTACAGCCTATAACCAAGAACAGGCCTTTCGATTATTTATGGATGGTGACGGTTTAGGTTTAATTCATATTTATGGGAACCTTGCTGAAATGAAGCACGATGAGCACGGAGACCACTTACTTTTACATGCTCCCAACGGCAAGAAAAAGATTTACTACAAAGGTGGAGGTAAGGTAAACAGTGTTGGTGCTATCACAGGTATGTCGCTTGGCTCTGTAACATTTTTGGAAATCAACTTACTACACATGGATTTTGTAAAAGAGTGTTTTCGGAGAACTTATGCAGCAAAAGATAGATTCCATTTAGCGGAATTAAATCCTCCCGCTCCAAGCCATCCAGTATTAGCGGAAGTATTTGATCGTTACGAAAAAACAGGGCGTTACAAGTGGCGTCATTGGACACCATTTGATAATCCTATACTTGACGAAGAGAGAAGAAACGAACTATATAACGAATTAAAGTTCTCTTCTTACCTTTTGCAACGTGACTGGTATGGCAAACGAGTTTTACCAAAAGGTATTATTTATGAAACATTTGATATGCAGAAAAACCAAATATCCAAATTAGAAGGTCGTCCAATTGAGATGGTCTTTTTTGGTGATGGAGGACAACAAGATGCTACTGTTTGTGAGTGCTATGTAATTACAGAGCATGAGGCAGACGGACATTATAAATACAAATTGAATCAAGTTGCATCCTATTATCATAGCGGTAGGGATACAGGAGAAGTAAAAGCTGGTTCAACTTATGCCGTTGAGATAAAACAATTTATCCAATGGTGTATGAAAGAGTATGAAATACCAGTAAATGAGCCTGTTTTTATTGACCCAGCGTGTAGGTGGCTACGTGAAGAACTGGAAAAGGTTGGTGTTGATACAGCAGGAGCAGACAACAATGCGCATGATGTGACTGGTAAAGCGCAAGGAATTGAAGTTGGAATTGAGCGGATGCAGTCGCTATTGAGCGAAAGGCGTTATTTGCTTGTTGAACAACTCAATGATCAATACGACAATTATGGCTGGTTGCAAGAAATGGGTATGTATGTACGCGACGAAAACAGCGGGAAACCAGTTGACAAGAATAATCACGCGATGGATACAAGTAGATACGCTACAAACTACTTTTATAGGAATTATGAAAATATATAGAAAGGAGTGATTAAATGGGTGTTTGGAGTGTAATGACACGCTTTATTAAAGGTTGGCTAAATGGAAAACCTAACGGCAGCGAACCGGAGTTAATACCAAAATATCTGCCGCTCATTCCAGATAATCAAAAAGAATGGAGCAAAGACTCCTATTTAACTTCGTTGTGGGCTCAAGGATATGTGCCAACAGTACACGATAAGTTAATGAATTCCGGAACAGGCAATGAGATAGTTGTTGTTGCGGCTGAGTATATATCTGGAAAGCCTTTAAGCATTGATGTAACAGGGGTTAATGGAAGTAAAGATGAAAACTTAACTAAACAACTGAAAGAAGCGTTACGGATTGATAATTTTGATAGTAAGAGCGTGAAAATTGTTGAATTAGCAGGGGGGAGCGGAGTATCTGCTGTAAAGATTAACATTTTAAATGGGCGACCATCTATTAGTGTTCATAGCTCTAGCCAATTTTGGATAGATTTTAAAAACAATGAGCCATTTCGTTTTAATTTCTTTGAGGAAATACCCACAAGCAATAAAGCAGATATTTATTATTTAGTTGAAAGCAGAGAAATAAAACAATGGGACAATGAAGGGAAAAAATTATCTGGAGGTTTTGTAACATATTCTGTTATTAAAATCGATGGCGATAAAACTACTCCTATCAGTGCGGAAAGACTACCAGAACAGATTACAAGCTATCTGTACACAAATGATATTCAATTGAATCATTCTGTATCAATTGGTTTAAAGAGCATGGGCGCTTATTTAATAAATAATAGCCCGAGCAATACTAGATACCCACATCTTAATCTTGGGGAATCTGACTTATCGCAATGTACCAATTATTTATTTGCCGTAGATTACTTTTTCACTGTTTATATGCGCGAAGGAGAGAAAACAAAAACAAAAATAGCGGCTAGCGAACGAATGTTTAGGAAAAAAGTTAATAAGAGCACAGATAAAGAAGAATGGTCCATGAATGTAGATGAAGACTACTTTATGCAGTTCAAAGGAACGTTAGATGCTGGAGCGAAGTTAAATGACATGATTCAATTCATGCAAGGAGACTTCCGAGACGGTAGTTATCGCGAAACGATGGAATATTTTGCTCAGAAAGCTGTTTCGAAATCTGGTTATAATCCCGCTACTTTTAATCTAGGTAATAGAGAAGTTAAGGCGACCGAAATTTGGAGTTTACAAGACGCGACAGTGCGTAAAATTGAGAAGAAAAAACGCCTTATTCAAAATGTTTACGAACAGATGCTTTGGGACTTCCTATATTTGCTAACTGGCGGAACAAACAATAAAGAAAAAGCAATAATGCGTGATGAAATCAGGGTAATAATTGAGTTTCCAGATCCAATGTCTGTTAATCTGAATGAACTTTCTAGTACTTTAAACAATATGAACAGCGCATTAGCGATGAGTGTAGAAGAAAAGGTGAAATTAATCCACCCAAAATGGGAAGATGAAGAGGTTCAAGCGGAAGTAAAACGTATCTATTTAGAAAACTCGATTGGAGAGCTTCCGGACCCAGAAGCAATTGGGGGAATGGAAACGAAAGGCGGGTGATTAGATGAGTCATCACCATGCACCAGTGGATTTCGAAAAAGAAGCATCTATCTTGCGAAACCATTTTAACAATGCCGAAATAGACTTGCTTTTGCTGATAAAGAAGCATGTTATGCATGGCGCTAAGAATCCAACAAAATGGAAATTCATTCAGCAGTCGCGTTTGATAAAGTTTAAAAGAGAATTGAAAGCACATATAAGTCTTTTCAAAGATGAAACGAGAGATAAAATAGATAAACTAACGTATCGTGTTTATCTTGAATGTGTGAAAGAATACGAGGACGAAATGGAAGCCAGATATCAAACTAAGAAAGAGGTTGATATACAAAATGACGACTATTTATCTGAAAGTGATGCACTTATCCAAATTTCGGAAGACATTGCTAATTATTGGCAAAAAATCGCGCCCTCCAAATACAAGCAAGTTGTTAAGGAAACAAAAGATAACAATGGAATTTTAAAATATGCTATCGCAACATCACTTATTAATGTTTTAGGTGATGGCATAAGAAATGTTATAGATCAGTCTGGAAGAAAGTACCGACCAGGAGCTTACATGGAAATGGCTTCAAGAGGTGCTTTTTTTAATGTTGGTTTAAATGCCATGAAACGCGTTCTTGGAAGATATGAGCACGAATTAGTTCAAGTGTCAGCTCACGTAAGAAGTTGTCCGCGTTGTGCTCCTTGGCAAGGAGAAGTGCTATCAGTTAACTACGAAAGCAATGAATATAAAACATTACAAGAAGCGGAAAACGATGGCTTGTTTCATCCAAATTGCCACCATTTTTTATATTCTTATTTCGAAGGTGACGAAACAGACGAGCCTATACCATATGATGAAGAAGAATATGAGGCTCAAAGTAAGCAACGGTACTACGAGCGCGGAATTCGCGATTGGAAAACAAAAGATATACTTGCAGAAGGTCCCTCTAAACAATATACAGCTGGGAAAGTAAGGCAATGGGAAGAAGCTTTGCAAGACCATTTGAATAACAATCGATTCTTAGAGAGAGAATTGGATAGAGAAATTATAAAAGCGTCTAAATGAACGCTTTTTTTGTTTGGCTTGATATAAAAATCTTGCCTACCTGCCGGCAACTAATAGACAGGGATGGCTCACTCAGAGCTTAAAAAGGAGGAAATATGAAGAATTATTTACAGCGCAAGTTTGACATCCAACATTTTGCTGAAGGTGGGGACGATAAGAATTTTACCCAAGCGGAACTGGATGAAATTGTAAAGAATCGCTTAGCGGCTGAAAAACGGAAATTTAATGGAGAGATTGAAACCATCAAAAGCGCGCATGAGGAAGAAATCACGAAGTTAAACGACCAAATTAATCAGCTTAACGATCAAGTGGGCGAACATGATTCATCTGAAAAGGCATTGAAAAAACTTCAAAAAGAGAAAGACGAGGCACTATCAAAGCTGGATGAATATGTTCAGAAAGAACAAACGGCAGAGTGGCACAGTAAGTTAAAAGAAAGCGGCGTAAAAGAAGAACGCTATGAAGCGTTTACGAAGCTTTTTGGGGATGAAGAGCGAAATGACGACAACTTAGCGAAATTCGCAGAGCAATATCCTGAATGGATTGCAAAATCTGATGAAGGTGACACGCCTCCACCAATCGGGGCAGGACTAGGCAATGCAAGTGAGCCGAGTGCCACAGACCCATTCATTCAAGCATTAAATTCATAATTAGAAAAGGAGAGATAGCAAAATGGCTATTAACTATGTAGACAAGTACGGTAAGGAGCTAGACCAAAAATTAGTGTTTGGGACTTACACAAATGAATTAGAAACATCAAATCTTTTATGGTTAGATGCAAAAACGTTTAAGATTCAAACAATCACAACGACTGGATTAAAACCGCATACGAGAAATAAAGGATATAACGAAGGCTCAGCATCAAATGAGAACACAGCGTACACAATTACTTTTGATCGTGATGTAGAATTCTTCGTGGATGTTATGGATGTGGACGAAACCGGACAAGCTTTAACAGCGGCTAATGTTACGAAAGAGTTTAATTCGCGCCACTCTGCACCAGAGGTTGACGCATACAGATTTTCAAAGTTAGCTACAGAAGCTAAAAAGAATGGTTATTCTACTGCGGAAACCATTACAGAAGAAAATGTATTTCGCACACTTAAAGCAGCTATTCGAAAAGTCAAAAAATATGGCACGCAAAATCTTGTGATGTATGTATCAGTAGATGTTATGGCTGCATTAGAACTAAGTAAGGATTTTACTAGAACAATTTCTAATCAAAACATTGGACCTTCTAGTCTAGAAACTCGCGTTACAGGAATTGATGGAGTTAAACTTGTTGAAATTGAAGCAGAAGACCGCTTCTATGATACTTTTGATTTTACAGATGGTTATAAACCAGCCGCTAGTGCTAAGAAACTTAATTATTTACTAATCAATAAAGGTTCTGTTATTGGCGGTACTAAACATGCTTCTATTTATCTTCATGCACCAGGTTCAGTTGGACAAGGTGACGGATGGTTATATCAATATCGTGTATACCATGATATTTTTGTAAAAGAACAACAAAAAGACGGGGTTATCGCCTCTACAGTGGCTTAAGGAGGAGTTGTTTATGCAATTAAGAAAAGATAATGCGGTATACAATACGGACAATGAAGTGTTGATTAAGCAGTTAGAAAATGATGGTTTTGAAGAGTTCGAGTATAAAGAACCAGAAAAAGAACCATCCAAGAGTAAAAAGGAGCCCAAAAATAAAGAGGGTGAGTAAATGAAAACGTATATTACAGCAAGTGAGTTAGCTAGTCTAACAAACTTAAGTATCGAACCAACAGAAGCGGATAATTTAATAAAAGCCGCTTCTGTAGCAATTGACAAGCAAATTATGCCTAATATCGTAGACCTTGACAATGTAGATGATGATATTAAGCAAGCTGTCGCGTGGCAGTGTGAACACATCAAGAAATATGGTGAGTTTATTGGCATTGGTAACTTTACACTAGGTAAATTAACTATGGGTGGTCAATCACAAAACTCGAACAACTTTATACCTGACGTTCCAGACAAAGTGATGGATTTGCTTTTATCTAGTGGCTGGCTTTATGCGGGAGTAGGTGGCTGTTAATGAGCTTTCAATTACCACCTATTCCAGAAGCTATCCTAAACACAGAAGTTACTATAACTAGTAATAGCGGGCGCGATGACTTTGGAAATCTTTTACCAGATGCAATTAATAAATCAATGTTTCGCTATGAGTTTGAAAAGCTCGTAAATAAAACAGAGGAAGGGTTAAACATAAGATATATTATTAACTTATTTTGTAACAAATTAGATTTTGTTGTAAACGAAGGGGACAATGTATCTTTTGTTATTCCTGGCTATTGTTCAATCAAAGGTGAGGTCCAGAGCGTATCTTTCCCGCCGAATCCCGACGGTAGTATACATCATTTTGAAATTGTCGTAGGAGAGGTGACCGAGCATGAGCTTTAGTAGTTTTAAAGATACAGTCATAGATGATATTCATAATAAAGCTTTGTCAACGGCTGCAAAAGCTGGTAAAGAATTGGTTGAATTAGCACAACCTGTTACTCCAATTTTGTATGGAGACTTGCGCCGAAGTTCGGATTTTAAAGTTATCATCCAAAAAAATTCAATTGTAGCTAGAGTGTTTAGTTTAACTCCTTATGCCCGCAGACAATATTATGAAAATCGTCGGAATCCACGTTGGTACGAAATGGCTGTAAGTTATGGAATTCAGAGTATTAACCAAATTGTAGAGAGCGGGATGCGTTTATGATTGAAGATTTAGTAGCACATTTCAAAAAAACATTCCCAGCTATAAAAACACTTGGATTCATTAAACAAACGGGGCTTGATTCAATGGTAGTAATTAATGAAGCACCGACATTTCAAAACAAGCAAGTACAAACGCAAAGTCGTGTTCGTGAGAGCGTCGGCTTTTTAATTTATGACAAAAACACAATTCAATGCAAACGAACATACGATTTATTACGTAACTACTTTCTTTTAACAAATCCTTCTGAGCTGAATATCCAAAATCAGAAGGTAGTAGCTACAGATATAGCAAGCGGCGGACAAGTTGATTATGACGATGATGGTCGTTTGATTTACCAACTAACAATATTATTTGAAAAGGAGATGGAGGCAAATGCCAACATACGCAGTAAAAGAAATTGAAATTTTTGTGAGAGATGCCAAATTAACAACTGGTGACGGAGTACTAATTAAAGATTTAGAAACATTAGATATTAGCTTGAATTCTAATATTGAACAATACACAACTATTGGTGAGAATTTTGAACGCGCGGTTAAAACAGGTATGGCTATGGAACTTGGTTTAGATGGGAAATACAATGATTCAGATGAAGGGCAAAACGAATTACGTGAAACGTGGGATAAGGTTGGAGCTTCAGCTGAAAAAACTATTGTGGTGAAGTTTCCGGGAGGGTCTAAATATGAAATCACTGGTCCGATTGGTATTAATGATTTTGGAGGTGGCGGAGCAAATGACATAGGCGCATTTTCTGCAACCTTAAATTCTAACGGCGCGCCTAAGTTTACCGCAGCAGTTGCACCCTGAAACTGAGCCGTCCAGCGTCACAGTGGACCACGATACAATTACGGTTAAGGTAGGAGAAACATTTACTATTAATGCTTCTGTATTGCCTGCAAGCGCTAGTCAAGGTATTGCATTCACTTCCTCTAATCCACCAAAAGCCAAAATAAATAGCGCGGGTACAGGTGAAGGGGTAGCAGAAGGAACAGCAAACATAACAGTCGCATCTAAAGAAAAACCTTCTATCAATAGAGTAGTACAAGTAACAGTGGAAGCAGCAGATTAATAAATGAGCCCTTACTTTCAGTAGGGGCTTTTAAATTGGAGGACAAAAATGAAATCATTTAATTTTAACGAGAATGAAGTAAAACTTCCTTTGGAAATTAACGGGAAAATGTATTATGCGGACATTTCGGCACAAGCACACATTAAGTACAGTGCGCTTTTGGATGAAGCCCCCAAAATTTTAGGACAAGTTCTTGCGCCTAAACTAAAAGCTGATGAAAGTGATGACGAACATACAATACCAAATGATGAAAACATGCATGAATTGTTAATGACTATCACAGATGGGATCGTAGCGACAAATGATGATATTTTTGCTATTTTTTTTAGCAAAGAAGACAGAGAAGAAATCAATTCCAAAACATTGCCAACTAAAGTCTATGAGGGGCTTATTGAATACATTATAGCTAAATTATTTGAAACCGATATGAGCGAGGAAAGTGGCGAGGGGAAGCCACAGGAAAACAGTATTACGGAATAGTTGAAGACTTTGATTTAATCGAGTCTTCTTTTTTGTCGTATTACGGCATCAGATTGCGCAAAGAATTGTCAAATATGACTTTTTCAGAGTTCCGGACATATCTCGGGAATCTCGGTGGTGACACGCCATTTATGACAACTCTTGAAATTCGAATGACTGAACGAAGCAAAGTGCCACGGCATTTGCTGAAAGAAAAAATAAAGCAAAATCGAATCATGTTAAAGCGTGGATATTTTGAGGATGCTGCTTCTAATGAAGAAGGATTAGAAAAGGCTTTGAGAGCTAAAAGCAAGCTGAAAGAGGGGTGAAAATATGAGTAAAGCGGGAGAAATTTATTACGATATAAAAATACGCGAAAATGGCTATAAAAGCCAGATGAACAAAATCGATAAGGATATGGATAATTTTGCGAAGAAAGGGCAAAAAGCATCTGATAATATCGACAAAATCAATAAGAAAAACATTAATGTTAAAGGTCTTGATTCATCTATCGTCAAAGTTGAACAATTCGGAAATATGCTTGAAAAGTCTGGTCAAAAGTTAACAAAAGCTGGAACCGCGATGACCGTTGGATTTACGGCGCCAATTGTAGCGGGAATGGTGAAATCAACTAAAGCGTATCTTGATTTTGATAATGAAGTGACAGAAGTTAACTCTTTATTGCGTGAATCTGATGAATCAGCGAAAGAGTTTGGCGATCGTTATACACAAGTCTTTGATTATGCACAGAAAGCTAGTGTTAAGTATGGGGTAGCTTCTGAACAAACTATGCTCGGTATGAAAGAAATGGTTAAAAAAGGCTACGATATTAATCAAACAATGGCGTCTATGCCTGCGATTTTTAATGCTGCTCGTGCATCTGGCGATGATTTCGAAACAGTAATGTCTGTTACAACATCAACATTAGAACAGTTTGGAATGATTTCTAAAGATACAAATAAGCAGATGGAATACACAAACAAAGTTGCTGACGTGCTAACCTACGTAGCTGATAAAACAGCGGCTGGATTCTCTGATATGGGAACAGCAATGAACTATGTCGGTCCTATTTCGCATTCGCTAGGATATTCACTTACAGATACAGCAGCAGCTGTTGGTTTGCTTTCTAACCGCGGTATTGAAGGGCAAAAGGCGGGTACCGGCTTACGGGGGATGCTTACAAGTTTGCTTAAACCTTCAAAATCAGCTGCAGAAGCAATGTCTGCAGTTGGATTAACAATTGAAGATAACAACGGCAATATGAAAACTTTACCAACGCTCTTGGATGACATTAATGATAAAACAAAGAAAATGACAAAAACACAGAAAAACTCTTTCTTGACGATGATTTTCGGACGTGAACCTTTATCAGCTGTTAATACACTTTTAGAAGCGGGAGGCGATTCTCTACGTAAATATTCTAAGGGCGCTGATGAAGCAAATGGATATACTAAACAAGTTGCTGATAATATGCGAAAAGCTGGTAAATTTGGTGTGGATCAATTCAAAGCTTCGCTCGAAGTATTAGAACAAAATGTAGGTCAAAAATTAATGCCCGCGCTTACTCCTATCATTGAGTGGGCGAACAAAATGATTGATAAGTTCAACGACTTATCAGGAGCACAACAACAAAGTATCATAAAATGGGCTGGCGTAATTGCTGCTGCAGGGCCTATGTTAATGATTGGCGGAAAACTAGTATCAATGACTGGCGGATTAATAAAAGGATTTGCAGGATTTGGCAAAATTTTAGGCTTAGGAAGCAAGTTAGCCCCTTTATCTGCTGGCTTTGGCGCTACTACAACGGCAGTAGAAGGAACTAGTTTAGCAGCGGCAGGCTTAGCAGGATCGTTTGGAGCATTGCCAGCTGTCATTGGTCTAGCAGGCGCGGCTTTACTTGGTGCAGGAATCTATGCGTTGGATAAACATATAAGTAAAATTGAAGAGAGTAAAGAACGTGTGAAAACGTGGGGCTATGACATTGGCGCCGAGGCAGATAAGTCTATGGTGAAATTTAATGAGTTTGCATCGGAAGGTACACTGGCATTAGACACATTTGCATCAGGAGCAACGGCAGACAGCGAGAAAATTGTCAGTGCATTCAAAAACATGGCGGACGAAATTAAGAAGAATACAGACGATGCATTGGGTGACTTCAAGAAAGCATATGATGAAGCTTCACCTGCTGTACAAGCGTTACTAGACAACGCCATGAAAGATTCTGAAAAGAGAGCAGAAGAAAGAAAGGCAAACGTAGATTCGCAATATAAAGAAATAGAAAAGATTTATCAATCTCATGCGGTTAAAACTGGCAAGATGACATCTGAACAATCGAAAATTGTTAACAATATTTACAAAGATATGCAGATTGAACAAATTGAAAGTTTAGGCTTAAGCAACAAAAAGAAAACACAGCTGATAAAAGCGATGAACGGTGAGGTACAGAATTTAAGTACAAAAGCACTCACTGAACAAGCTAACTATCTTGGTAAAGTCACAAAAGCAACAACAGATGAGACGAAGAAGCAAAAGAAAGCATTCAAAGAATCTTATGATAAAGGATTAATAGACAAAACGGCATACAATAACGCAATGAACCAACTGGATAGAGATCAGAATGGAACAGTGCGGTCTAGTGTAACGGCTTTGATACGAACGCAAGAACAACTATATGATAAGTTAAATGTAAGTAGTGATGTAGCTCAAAAAAACATCCGACGCGGATTAAAAGATATGGGACTAGATTATGACGAATTTACACGTGATGTACAAGAAAAAGCGGGCAAAGCTGACGAAGCCAGCAAGCTAATTGGCGATGGAGCAAAAATGGCAGATACCGCATGGAACAACTTAGTATTAGACCCTAAAACTTCTGAAATAAGAGACAATGTTGGTGAATTCGTATCCAATTTAGCTAAAAGTGATGATGGTTGGAATAATCTGAAATTCATCATGAAAGAAGCAAAATTAACCACAGATGCTAAGAAAACAATTGCAACTGCAACTATTGAAAGTGGTCGTTGGGATAAGATGACTTTCAACGAAAAGAAATTAATTGTCAGTTACGAGGACTCTATACATGTAGCTAACGCGTTGTCAGATTTAGGGTTGTGGGATAAGCTAAAACCCGAACAAAAAAGTATGATTGCGAATGCAGATACTAGCCTTGCACTACAAAAAGCACTACAAGACATGGGTGTCTGGGATAAGCTGCCACCATCAATGAAAACTTTAGTGGTTGATAATTCAGATGTGTTAAAAAAACTAAACTCATCTAAAGGGATGATTGTTGATTATAACGGTACAAAAGTAGATTTAAAATCATTGCTTGCAACAAATACAGATGTTAGAACAAAAGTGGAGCAAGGTAAAAATGTAATTGTTGAGTACAATGGTCAAAAAATAAATCTTAAAAATCTTTATGCGAACAATAGGGATTTATTGAGTAAGGTTCAAGAAGGAAAAAATAATATTTATTCTTACAATGGCACAAAAGTAAGCAAAAAAACTTTTACCGCTCTTACTAACGCTGATACTGTTAGAGATTTACTTAATAACATGATTGCGGATTGGGGAAGAATACCTCAAAGACAACAAAAAGTTTTAGAAATTGCTTATAAAACGAACGGCAAGGCACCGTCGGGCGTTCAAGGGTTAGCAACTGGTACAAATAACCATAAAGGTGGACCAGCTCTAGTAAATGATGCAAAGGGAAGCAACTACGAAGAAATGATTACTACACCTGACGGAAAAAGCTTTGTTCCAAAAGGGCGTAATGTTCTTCTTAATCTACCACGGGGTACTGAGGTGTTGCGAGGAGATAAAACAGCTAAAGCTTTGAGTAATGTACCTCGTTATGCAAAAGGTACTAAAACAAGCTATGCGAAAAATGTAAGTAATAAAATATCAAATGTTCAAGTAGATTATAAAACAGGCGCAATTAGCGCACAATCGTACATTAATAAATTAAAACAAATTAATAAGCAATATCGCTTAAATGCAGCGCAAACAAGACAAATCAAATTAAATATTGCTGGAGCAAACAAAGAAATTAATACACAAAAAACTAAACTTAATAAATCAATAAAAAGTAGCACACAAAAATATTATGATAATGTTGCTAAAATAAATAAAACGGCTAAGGATTCTATCAATGAAGCGAAAAAGACATATAAGGATGCTCTTAAATCAAATCAAGAAGCCGCATATAATCAGACTGGACTATTTGATGCTGCTGTTACAGAGAAATCAAGTGGTAGCGAATTAACAAAAAATCTTAAATCACAAACAGCCCAACAAAAAGATTTTATGGCTCAACTTGATAAAATGAAAAAACGCGGTGTTAGTAAAGGCCTTATAGACGAGATACGCAATATGGGTGTAAGCGCAACAGGACAAGCTAAAGCAATTGCGGGAATGTCTGATACACAACTGAAACAATATCAAGCTGAGTGGAGTAAAAAACATGCTAATGCCAACAAGCTGGGCTTAGACGCTTCTGTAAATGATAAAGTGGCGATGGATAAAGCTGTCAAGGCGGCGAACGATAAAGCTAAAAAAGATTTGGCAAATGCGAACGCTTCTTGGTTGAAAGAACTTGATAAAGCAAAAGAATATCGTACTGCTGGCTCTAAACTTGGTGTACAGACCGTAGCGGGGATTATTCAAGGGTTCAAGCAAATGAACGGTCCACTAGAGAAACAAGCGGATCAACTAGCTAAAACAATTGAATCGACAATCAAGAAAAGACTGAAAATCCACTCGCCTTCTCGGCTAATGAGCGATGAAGTTGGTGAACAAGTGCCAGCGGGAATTGGAGTCGGAATGCTTAAGAATCTAAATACTATAGATTTGGCGGCTCATAAAATGCAAAAACATTTAACAAGTCTATCACCTGCTATTTCAGTCCCAGTTACCCCGAACACAAAAGAAATTACGGCTTACTCAGGGGCTTCTATAGCAACGCAAGGAAGCGGAAACCCAGTTACAGTACAACCAATTCAAATTATTAATAAAACAATGTTAGAGGGTCGTATAGTGGCGGAGGAAACGGTAGATTTTATAACAGAAATTCAAAACAACCGTATTATTAGAACTAATCGAGCGCAAGGGGTGATTTTATGAGTTTAGGATTCACATATAAAGGTATTCATTCATTTGATAAGCATGTGGAAATAATTGACATTAAACCACCATTGTTCCCACAAAACGAAGGTAACACGGAAAGCGTCAGTGGTCGTATTGGCGCTTTTTATTTTGGACCAAATGTTGGTCAACGAGGGATACAATTAGAAATACAAATTATTGGAGATAGCCTTAAAGAATTAAGCGAGAGGGCTACATCTGTCGCTGATTGGTTGATGCAGGTAGATGCAGAAGAACGCTCTTTGGTAATTGATGATGCGCCTGAAAAGACGTATTATGGTCGATTTGAAGGATCTACAGACTTAGATAGGCTTTTATATAACGGACGAGCAACGCTGAATTTTGTTTGTTCAGACCCGTATGTTTATTATGAACAAGAAGAATTTGAGCTAACTAGTGAAAGTAACAAATTACCAGTTCGCGGTTCACAACCTACCAGTCCTGTAATTGGAGCAGTTATAAAACAGGATGTCACTTATATAGCTGTATCGAATAAAGAGGATTACTTATACATTGGCGAAGGAGTTGATCCAGATTCTGGAGAAACTCCTGTTAAACCATCGGAAATAATTTTAAACGATCCAATGAATGTATTAGCTACATGGACGCCTATGCAACAGTCAGATTTGACATTTCAATTAGACGCAAATAACGGGATTATTGATGGGAGTTTCACTTCAACCGCAAATGTATTTCGAGCATCTGATTATGGTGTTGGAGCACAGTGGCATGGACCAATGAGTAAAGTAGTTCTTCCCCAAGCGCAGGATAACTGGCGTGTAAGAATGCGCCTTCAAAACATAGCGTCGGCACAAAAACAACAAGGTAAATTAGAAGTGTATCTTGTTGATGAAAAAGGAGCAAAAATTGCAACGTTTCAAATAAAAGATAATGCCGCAAATACCGAAGTCAATATTGTTAAAATATCTATTGGCGATCAAAATGTTGCTAATTATCCTGAAAAAGATTTGTTTAATGAGGCAGGGAAAGTTACTAAAACATACAAAACAGTATCAACTAGAAAAAAAGTTAACGGAAAATATAAAACAGTGACAGAGAAGGTACAAACAGGTGCATATAATGAATACAGAGATTTTTATGGTTACTTTATTTTAACTAAAATAGGGAATCAATTTACCGCTGAAATTATCAAACTAGATAGTAATATAAAGCCTGTCTGGACGAAGAAAAAGGTATTTGTAGATACCGCTAATAAATACACAAAAAAAATAGCTCAATTAAATATATACGCTGCGGCGTCAGGCACACATGACCCTAACCGCGATTTGTTTTTCACAGATACACTTGTTGAAAAATTAAATATTGTTGCAAATACCGCTCCGCAAGTTATAGCGCATGCATCTGACGAATTAATGTTTGATTTTGAAACAGAAACAATTTATAAAAATGGCATTCCTTTTATGCAGAATCTAGCAATAGGAAGTCATTTTTTTAAGTTATTTGGCGGTACAACAGAAGTATTAAATGTATCTCCGTTTGAAGCGGCAGATTGGACAGTATATGTTAGGCCAAGAACTTTTTAAAGGAGTGTTTAAATGTTATTGATATTAGATGAAAATAAAGAAATTGTAAAATCTATATCCGTTGATTCAACAAATGGAACTCATTATTTTAATGATTCACACACCGAGAAAGTTATAGATTTTGATTCAACTTATGAGTTTTCTGTTTCGACAGATGACGAAAGTTCAAAATATTTAACAGGTGGAAATTATGTAATGCTTCAAGACTTAGACGATGATTCATTGTTATTCAAAATTATTGAAGTGCAAGACATCAGAGATGACAATAGTTCGAAACCTCAAAAAAGAATCTTTTGCGAAAATGTTTTTATCTTTGATTTGAATAATGTAATTGTGACAGATCGCGCTTTTTCCAATATTACTATTGGTCCCGCTTTAACATATGTGCTTGGCGGGAGTGGATGGATTCCTCAAGATACAGAAAATGTAGGGGCAGTTGCAAATTTGGAGTTCTCAGGATATATAACAGCTCAAGAAGCCCTACATCAAATTTGTACTGCTTTTGATTGCGAAGTTAAGTTTTATGTAAAAACATTTCAAGGGAGGATAGTTGGCTATTATTGTAAAGTCGCGAAACAGTTTGGGGATAATGAAGGTGTTCGAATTGAGAGCGGCACAGGCATTAAAGGAATAACGAGGAAAGTATTATTTACGAACATTAAGACTGCTCTTATACCTCTTGGCGCAACGCAAGCTGATGGGACACAATTAAACATTTCTTCTGTTAATGGAGGATTGAATTACATCTATAATGATGAAGCAAATGAGCAATACAACCCAAGCGGCACAGGTTACTTAATGACTAAGATTGTAAATGAAAATATAACAAATGCGGCAGCGTTGAAACAATGGGGTACTTTAGAACTTAGAAAGTTATCATCGCCATCATATCAATATGAAGCAAATATTTTAATGTTAGAACAAGTCTATGGTTTTGAAGCACATCGAATAAGAAAAGGCAGTTTTGTAAGAATTGTAGATTTAGAAATGAGTCCTCCAATTACAGTACAAGCAAGGGTTATTGAGTTAAATATTTGTTATAGCGATATGTCAAAAAGCACTTGTGTAGTTGGTGATTTTATTGATATTAATTCGGCTACACCTGCGATTATAAATCAATTGAGGGAAAACGCGAAAGTATCAACAAATGCTAATAAAGTTGCGTCAATCGCAAGTAATAAGGCTGAAACAGCACAGCAAATCGCTAGTAGTGCCGAAAGTGTAGCAAATGATGCGAATACAAATGCAACAGATGCAAAACAAGTAGCAAATGATGCTAAAGATTCCGCTGTCACAGCAATAGATACAGCTAATGACGCGTTAATGAAAGCTGGTGATAACAATAAACCTTTTTATGGTGAGCTACCGCCAGCTATTCCAAAGATAAACGATACATGGTTCAAGATAGATGAGATTGAAAATACTATAACAGGTGTTTTTAAGTGGGATGGGATAATTTGGAAAGAAATACCTCTGGATTATAACGCTTTAAAAGTCGGGGAGTTATCAGCGATTACTGCGAAATTAGGTGATGTAGAGAGTGGGAGTATCACAGGTGCTGAATTTATTCACAATATTAATTATCGTGATGAAGAAGGAAATTTGTTTACTGGGACAGTCACGATGAACGACGATGGATTTAATGCTGCTACAGTACTGCCAACTGGTGCCGGCTCTACTATTTTAAAAAGTGATGTTACAACACTCGGTGGCGTGAAAGTAGCACAGCAACTGATGGATCATAATGTTTCCGGAGAACTAAAAGAGGCAATGCTACGCGGTGATTCGTTAGATTTCTCTAAGGAGGGACAAACAACTTTATCTGTAAATGCAGATTCGTTTTATAAAACAAGCTGGAAAGATTTACCGCTTAACGCAGGATATTCTACAGCCGAATTTAATACACCTCAATATATGATTTTATGCATTTTTGGAATTAGAATTGTGTTTTTCCGTGGTCAAGTTCAAAAATCAACCGCATGGGCATCAGCTAACGCTTTTGCTTCTGTGCCTCTTGAGATACAGACAACAAGAACGGCGATGGCTTACGCGCCAACGAGCAAATCGACTGGTGGTCGAGTACATGCGTCTTCCGCCAATGCAATGAGTTTTATGCCTGTCGACACTAGCGTTACTTATTTTGCGTTAAATCAATTATTTTATGTTTTAGATTAAAGCCAGCAAGGCTTATTTTTTATGGAGTGACAATGAGGAGATGATGAAAATTGGTACTTGGGAGTATTTCGATAGCAGGGATGAGTGTGGGGGAGCTAATAGCTTTAATTAGTTTAATAGCGGCAATCGTAGGTTTTGTTATTAGGTGGGCATTAGTCGCGCCTTTAAGAAATATGATTGATTCTCTGGATATCACTTTAAAAAGTCTAAGAGAAGAAATGTCCGAAAGCAAGAAAGATCGTATGAGTTTACGAGAAAAGCAAAACGATCATGATAAAGAGATTGCTTTATTGAAACGGGAAGATAAAGCGATTTGGAAGTATGTTACTGAAAAAAATGAAAAGGAGGTGAAATGATGAAAATTAACTGGAAGGTACGATTGAAAAACTGGCGAACTGTTGTAGCAACACTTATTACAGTTCTTGGCGTCGCATGGACAGCGGGAGGTTTTTCTATATCTGATTTAGATAACTGGTCTGCTTTGTGGCTTTCGTTTGTAAGGTTCCTAAATAGCCCAATGGCGATTGTTACAACAGTAGTAGCTGTTATCGGGATTTTGATGGACCCAACGACTAGTAAATTCTCCGATAGTTTAAAAGTAATGAATTATTCAGAACCAAGAAAGGATGATAAGTAATGGCATTAACAGAGGCATGGTTAATCGAAAAAGCAAATCGTAAATTAAACGTTTCTGGAATGAATAAATCTGTAGCAGATAAAACCCGAAATGTAATTAAAAAAATGGCGAAAAAAGGAATCTATTTGTGTGTTGCGCAAGGTTATCGCTCGTCAGCAGAACAAAATGCACTGTACGCACAAGGCAGAACAAAACCTGGCGCAGTTGTCACAAATGCGAAAGGTGGACAATCTAATCATAATTACGGTGTAGCGGTAGACTTGTGTTTATACACAAGCGACGGAAAAAATGTTATTTGGGAGTCGACAACTTCGCGCTGGAAAACAGTTGTATCAGCTATGAAAGCAGAAGGATTTGAGTGGGGCGGAGATTGGAAGTCTTTTAAAGATTATCCGCATTTTGAATTATATGATGCTGCTGGCGGTGAAAAAGCCCCATCGACAAGTGCAAGCAAACCTGCGACTTCTACAAGCTCAAATAAGAACGTTTACTACACAGAAAATCCGCGAAAAGTTAAAACACTAGTACAGTGTGATCTATACAATTCAGTAGACTTTACTGAGAAGCATAAAACCGGTGGCACATATCCGGCTGGCACTATCTTCACGATTTCGGGGATGGGGAAAACGAAAGGCTGTACACCTCGCTTGAAGACGAAGAGCGGTTACTATCTCACTGCTAACACGAAGTTTGTTAAAAAGATTTAGTTTGTTGCCCTCGCTTCTTGCGGGGGTTTTTTTATTTAAGGATACTTTTGCGATACTTTAAAAGCTAATAAATAAGCTAAAATGAATATGACATCATTTTGTAGCTGTTAAGCGCTGTTAAGCACGTATAAAAGCATTTAAAAGCTGTTTAAGATGATTTGAATTTAAAAAAATGTTTACTTTTAAGCTAAATGTGTATAGTATATATTGTAAGGACTTAAAACTTGGAGGGATGAAAATGGTAGGCGTTCAGTTTAAAACAACAATCATGGTTGATGATGCTAAGGGTCAAAAATTATTAGGCGAAAAGTTCAATCCTACTATTAATAATATTTCGGAAAGAAAAGCAATTGCTAGTATAAGAGAGAATTTTGCACAAATTCCAAAGATGAACATTACTAATGACAAGAGATAAAGAATTCGATGTTTCAACATTTTCTGTTGTTGAATATGTTGGTGATTTAAATAAAGAAACGTTTGATTGTCATAACCCTTCCATTAATAATTTTTTATATAAAGAATCACGCGAATTAAACCTCTCTAATTTAGCTAATACTACCATAGTTTATGATAATAAAGAAAAAAGGATACTTGGTTTTTACACATTAAACGCTGGAGTAATCGAGTTTACAAGAAGAAACGATAAATTTGTCCGGCATACACCGGGTTTTGATAGTAATACTATGTTTGCTGATGGAGGGAATCAAACCTATCCTGTTATTCATTTAGCATATATTGCATTGAATAAAGAATATCAAAGAAACAATGAATATAGATATGGGACACAGTTATTAAAACAAGTGTTTGAAGTGTTAATTTGTGATATTAAAGAAAGAATAGGGTTTTCAGCATTAAAAGTATCAGCTTTATATGAATATGTTGATTTTTATTCGAGAAATGGTTTCGAGTATGTTTTACATACACCTGAAACGAGTCAACTTAATGAGTATGATATGTTTATTCGATATAATAGGCTCAAAGAAGTAATAATAAAATCTTAATTATCCCCTAACCTTGCCGTTAGGGCTTTTTTTATGCAAAAAAAACACGCTAAACATAAGCTTAGCGCATTTGTTATATCAATTCGTTTTTCTTCTCTTTTAACACAGTGATAGCATTTTCCAGTGCTTTTCGAACATCTTTTTCTATATCTACATGCGTTTCATTTTCGAATCTATTAAATGTAAAAGGGAGCACTTCAATGTTCGCAGATTCAAACTCTTTGATTAAGCAGTATAATTCGAATTCTTGCGCTGAAAATGACAACTTATACTTATCTAACAAGTGCTTAAATCCTGCGAGATCATCATAGTTTTTTTCTAATTCTTCTAGTTCGTTGAAAACATCAAATGTAGATATTCCTGCACACATTGAGAGTGCGCGCAAGAATGAAACAGAATACTTGTTTAACTCTTTTTTATTGTAATCGTTCAATGTGTTTTGCGAGATACCAGTCAGTTTGCTTAACTGATACCTCGTTTTATTGTGTTTTTTTAAGAATTCATCTAATAGTTTTATTGACATATTTTTAGTTCAACTCACTTTTTAAGGTGATTGTTTGCATGTCATTATAAAATTCTTCTTCATCCTCGTATTCTTGATTCCAACCGTTTTTGAATGCAGAGATGAATTTTTCAACGATTGATTCATTTTCACTTTCAGAAATTACATACTCGTTGCCATCATTATTAACGCGAATAATTAGCTGTGTGATACTATTGCTATCCGTACCACTCAATTTCACTGTGTAATCTTTGTTTTTGATTTCTCTAATTAAGTCATTAATATTCAT